GATCTTGGCAGGCGTAGTTACATTTCTGATGGGCCACGATTCGAAAATGGAGATGGCGGGCAGCAGCATGATGGCCGAGTGAGCCGATAGCCTCGACGCGGCCAAGGCGGCGTTCCGGGGCGGCGTGGGAGCGGCAGCGTTCCGTTACCCACATATGCCGCATTCGCCCTGCGAGACTCGCTGGCCGGTGATCCATACCTTGACCTTACCGCTGTTCTCCTTGCCGCCCGCCTGGTGTGCGCCGAAAATATAGATAAGGGAAAAGCCACAGAGGCAGAGTGCACGCTGCAACTCGCCGAACTAAACTCACGGCTGGTGAATGAGAAACAACGGCGTTACCAGGCCGCCACGCAAACCCAAGCGATGCAAACCCAGGCGGCTGCTCAGGCACAGGCAGCAAATGCTCAATCCACCGGTGCGCTGTTGCAGGGCTTGGCCGCTCTTCAAACTGCCAATCGTCCAAGCTACACCCCAACCTACACACCAAGCAACACGATCAACTGTACCACCACCGGTCCATACGCCGTGCGATCTACGTCCTGCTATTAGCGCCGCAGCTCTATTGCGGGGTTCCTGTCGATGCTTGCGGAGGCGAGGGGTGGTTTGAAATCTTGTGGGGTATCTGAAACCCCGGAGATGGATCGGGCCAGCCTCCTCGAACCTTGCGCTGTTCCTTCATCATTTCGACTAGCCGATGTTCTGCCCTGGCGCTGCGTCTAGCACGGCGTTTCGGGCCCCTCGAAACCTCAGCTGGTCATGAAGCGTGCTTCAGTCGGAGAGATCAGGGGGCGTCCATCTCGGTGACGATGGTGCATGTCAGCGAGCCCGCCGCAAAATGTCCCGAACCTGAGTAGCTGCCCATTTTCCACCGATGGCGGTGCGGACCCCACGGGCGTTGAGCACATCCGCAATGGCCCGCAGCGAGGACGCACCAGCTCGCTGCGCCTCTCGGATCACCGGCATGACGTTGGCGGCAAACCGATCGGCCTCGGTCTTTACGCGGTCCACACCCGCGGCCTGCGCTCGATGCCCGCTGCCATCGGTCAGCCGGTGTCGGCCCGGCCGGGCGCGGTGCAGGCATCGCTTAGCGGCAGGTCGTCCGCCAGCTACACTGCCCAACGCCGTTGCACAGATATGCTGGAGCGCAAGATGTCGTGCCGATTGGCGGAATTGTCGGAGCCGCGATCGGCGGAATTGTCGGAGGCGCGATCGGTGGAATGGCTGGGGGTTTGATCGCTGGAATGTCCAGCGTTGAGTCGCAGAGCTGTACTTGGCGACACGGTCCTCCAGTGCAATCGAAAGTCCATCGGCAGACGGCATTCGCTTGAGTTGTTGATAGCGCCAACACGGCGATAATGAAAATGCGGCGCATTGTAGGTCCCTCCCTATTTTCACGGGTTGCGGCGAAAGAGATCGATCTCCAATATCAGCGCGATCCCGTCTGCCCATATCATTGAGAGCCTCAACTGTCCTCGAAACCTCAGCTAGTCATGAGAGCGTGCTTCAGGTCGGCTCTGATCAACGGGACGAGGCGAAATCTCATGCTTCGGCTGCGGTGCCTTCTCGCACGTTTTGCCGGGTCTCCCGCTGGGGTGGGCGGCTGATCCAAACACATGTTCTCTAAATGGAGCGCCCAAGTGGGGACGAGGCTATTTGCATAGGCTGGATCGAGGCGTAATCGTGGCCCGATGACCGGAATGGACGGTCGTTGCGCCAATATCGTCGCCGTCCCGCCGCGCAGCGTTCTATGTCGGCCCGGCCTTGACCGCCTCGACCCGCCAGCTTTCACGCGAGACAGCCCCTTCGCCGCGAGCCGCCTCATCAGGCGGCGATTGATTTCTGTTGACTTTGATTTTGCGGCAGTTTTTACTTGCGAAAATCCATTGCTAAAGTGGACGGGAAATGGCGGTCATCGGCTACGCGAGGGTCTCGACCAACGGTCAAGACTACAACGGGCAGATCACTGAACTGAAAGCGGCCGGTTGCAAGCGCATCTACCGCGAGAAGGTCTCTGGGGCGCAGTCCGATCGAGTGGAGCTTGGCAAGCTCCTGAAGGCGATCGAGCGCGACGACGTGCTCATCGTGACGCGCCTCGATCGGCTGGCCCGCTCCACCCTCGACCTGCTGAGCATCCTGCGGCGCGTCACCGAGGCAGGCGCCAAGTTCAAGTCGCTGAAAGACCCCTGGGCGGATACGACCACGCCGCACGGCGAATTAATGGTGACGATCCTAGCCGGCTTGGCGACATTCGAAAGGCATCTGATCAAAGCCCGCACCGATGAGGGTAGGACGCGCGCCAAAGCCCGCGGGGTGCGTTTTGGTCGTCCGCCTAAGCTGACGCCCTTCCAGCGTCAGGAGGCGCTTCAGCGGCTCGCTAATGGCGAAAGCCAAGCCGACCTAGCGCGGGCCTACAATGTCGATCCGGCAGCGATTTGCCGGCTGGCCGCAGCGGCTTCTGCCTGAGCGAACGTTGAACGCCATTTTGCAAGTGCTTGCGGACGATTGACGGAAAACTGAGCCCAAACAAGGTCGCCCCCGGAGGGGTTGCTTGACCCTGCCCTATCCGGGTGGCCTGAACCCGACGGCTCAGCTATCAGATTGTTAGCCTACTGCGGTAGGTCGAATTCGGCGGGATAGGGATTGCAACCCGACAAGGTCGGCTCCGCACCGGCCTTCCCGCCGGACACCTTGCGGCATCCCCCGCGCGGAGGGGGATTATGGCTCGCAGGTCCCCCAAATCCGAAGTTCGCCCAAGCCCATTCGGTGGCCAAGACCCGGACCCGTGGCAGGTGCTTGCGTGGATCGTCACCCGCGATCCGAAGCTGGTCGAGGATTTCGCACCGGACAAAGAGAAGAGGCCAATAGCGACATGGGGTCAGATTTTCGAGGACGCTGCGGCACAGAAATTCGAGGCTGCATTCAATGAAATGAAATACAAGGGGCAGAAGGGACAATTGCACGTCACGGGCTGCCCATGGGTTGGCGGAAAGGCGTACGACCGTTGTCGAATCGAGGCCAGCCATTGGGGTGCGGGCGCTGATCTGTTGGATCATCGGGTTCTTCGAACAAAAGACGGCACCAACCGTTTTGGTCTCCCGTACGTTGAGGACTGGGTAGAGGTCTGGTTCGATCCCGCCTCGGTGTTGAGCCAATGGCCCCCAACAATTGAGCCGCTGGTGGAGGCGACGGCACCCGCAGCGGTTCCTCGTAGGGCTCCCGGACGCCCCCCAACCAAGGCGGCCGCCGCCGAAGAAGCTCTCAGGAAGTTGCTTCGGACCCGTGAAATCACCAAGGCGCAGCTGCTCAAGAACCTGAAAGATGGCGGTCTCAAACGGGAAGACATTGCGAGGCGCATTGGCATAGGTAGGACAACAGTGCACCAGGTGATCGCGTCGGTTTTAGGCGAGCCAGAATTCAGCGACAGCCCGATGCGACGAATAGCGACGAATAACGACGAATAGCGACAAGCGACGAATAGCGACACGGCTCTTTTTTTCGCAGCATTAGGTTCGCGCAAATCAGCAAGCGGTGAACCGAATGCTTTCAACACCTATTGCGACCCATCCGATGGGGCGCGCGATCCGCTACCAGCGCCGTGCGCCTATCGGCTTTCAGAGACAGCACACCGTGTCCTGCATTGCCCCAACGACATGTGCATAAACGCGAACCCCGCCTCTGGCGAAGGCGGGGTCCGGAAGGTGACTTGTTCTCGGCAGAACAACACCTCTGAGAATAGCCAAGGGCTATCGGCAACACAAGTCCCGCTTGTCGGGGAGTTGTCGGATGACAACTGCTGCCGCATTGGCGAGGTCGTCTCGACCGGCCGGACACCGGTTCTGACGGCGCTGAGGGAACTGCTCAGCCAAGGTGTCAATCCCGACGCGGCCGCGGAAATTTACCGAAATGGCGTGCTGGCCTTGCGCGTCCGCTCGATCCGAGCGGGCGCAGCGCTCACCGTCTCGGAAGAGGCCGATCGACCGCCGAGATTTAAACGCTGGAAGCCCCTAGACCTGGGGGATGGGTCGCCGCCGGCGCGTCAAATGCAAAATTCCGACCTTTTGCCCACGGAGGCGGCCGAATGACGCTGCTGCCCGCCGACAACGCTTCCCCGCTATTCGGCCTGAGCGTGAAGATCGAACGCGCAACCGCTGTTGAAGACAGCCTGACATCGTCGCGCAAGGAGGAAAGATGAAGATCATTTCTGCGGATGAGCGGCTACGAGAAAAGTCAGGCGCGAAAATCCTCATCGTAGGCCCGGCGAAGGTTGGGAAAACGAGCTTGCTTAGGACGCTCGATCCTGAGCGAACGCTCTTCCTCGATCTCGAGGCCGGCGATCTCGCGGTCAAGGATGTACCGGTTGACACGCTACGACCGGAGACCTGGGAACAATGCCGCGATCTAGCATGCTTCCTGACCGGTCCGAACCCAGCGCTGTCGCCGACCAGTTGCTATTCAACGGCACATCACGAGGCGATCAAGTCCGCATTCGAAGGTACGTTGCTCGACCGTTACGACACATACTTCGTCGATAGCATCACCGTTGCCGGGCGCTTGTGCTTTGGCTGGAGCGAACAGCAGCCTGAGGCCTTTAGCGATCGTACCGGCAGAAAGGACGTGCGCGGAGCGTACGGATTGCACGCGCGCGAGATGATCGGCTGGCTCACGCAGCTCCAGCACGCGCGCGGAAAGAACGTCATCTTCGTCGGCGTCCTCGAATGGGTCACGGACGAATTCAAACGCGGCGAGTGGTCGCTCCAGATCGAAGGACAGAAGACCGGCCGCGAGCTACCCGGCATCGTCGATGAAGTCATAACGATGAATTTCATCGATTTCGGCGACGGCGAACCGCCCACCCGGTGCTTTGTCTGCACGTCGCCGAATCCATGGGGCTTCCCCGCCGGCGATCGCAGCGGCCGGCTCGAACAGATCGAAGAGCCGCATCTAGGTCGGCTCATCGAAAAGCTGACCCGCTCCCCGCCAGCGTAAACCCTTCGTCACCACCCCAACGCTCAAAGCAGCAGAGTAGGAGAAATACGATGGATTTCGACTTTAACGATGCAAAACCGCAGCGGGATGTGATCCCGCCCGGTACGGAAGCCAGCGTGAGGATGACGATCAAACCAGGCGGCGCCGGTGATGGCGGCTGGCTGACGCGCTCGGAGAAAGGCACCAGCGAAGGGTTGAATTGTGAATTCACGCTTCTCGATGGCCCGCACGAGAAGCGCAAATTTTGGGATTGGCTTCTGGTCAACGGGACCACGGACGGTCAAATCCAAATGGCCGAAAGCAATCGGGCCAAATTCCGGGCGATGCTTGAAAGTGCGCGCGGGATCAGGCCGGACGACGAAAGCGATGCGGCAAAGCAGGCTCGCCGAGTCACGTCCTGTGCCGACCTCGATGGATTGTGTTTCATCGCGCGGATCGGTGTTAAGCCGCCGCAAAACGGTAACAGGGCGAAGAACACGCTCGACCGGATAGTCACACCCGATGAATGGAGGGGGCGAAAAGTAACACAGTCTCCAAGGCCGCCGGCCGGATCATCAGCGCCGGCGGCGTCCGCCGTAAAGCCGACGGCATTTGCACCCGTAGCTATCGCGAGGCCGCAATGGGCAAATCGCAAGGACTAAGCGAGAGCGAGGACGAATGGCAGCGGCAGGCCACTGCCGCCGCCATTGCCGCAGCACGCAAAGTCGTACTCGGCGATAGTACTGCGATCAACAAGAACACGCCGGTCGGTCGTCTCTCCGACCCCGAATGGGGCTGGATCATCACCGCCGCGATCTTCGGCTGGATTGCAAAGCGAGCCGAACAGGCGACCGCTGAGGGCCTCGATGTAGAGGCTGTCATCCGGACAAACATGCTCGATCCGAATCCCTGGGATGCGGGCATGGTCGCGACCATGCTTCCGAAAATCGCTGATCTCAACGTGGAATGGACAAAGCCGCTCGTAGAGTGGTCGCGCGAGTCGATGATCGCATTTCTCGTGGGGGCACTCGACATCATCCGGGAGGGAACCATTGCGCGGGACCTTGGTGGCGGATCGATCACTCGCAAGACGAGCGATGCGCTTCCAGCAGACCCGATCCTATCTTGAGGCCGTGTCGTGCTCGACTTCAACCGCGGTCATCTCTCCGAACAGCCGGTTAATATCGCGATCAACAAGCTGATCGAGGAAGCTGAGCCGCGCCAGGAGAACGAGCGCCAATACCTCGGCGCGAGCGCAATCGGAAGCGAATGCCTTCGCAAGGTTCAGTTCGATTGGATGTGCGATCCGGTACACCCGGCAAGGCTTCGCGACATCTTCGCGCGCGGGCACTTTTTTGAGGAGCTTTCCCGCCAACATCTCATGCGCATTGGCTTCCGCTTCGCGCCAGCCAATCATCTCGCCTTCACCGCTGTCGAAGGACTTTTTCGCGGTCATGCCGATGGGATTGTCATCTCCGGTCCCGAACTGTCGGGCGTGGGTTATCCTTGTTTGTGGGAACACAAAGCCCTTTACGGCAAGGGCTGGCGCGCGATTGAGCGCGACGGCCTCGAAAAGACTTATCCCCAATACGCCGCTCAGGTCTGGATTTACCAGGCATACATGGATGTAACCGACTATCCGGCGCTCTTTACGATGCTCAATGCCGACACCTGCGAGCGGCTACATTTGCTCGTCCCCTTCAACGCCGAGCGCGCGCAGGCCTGGTCTGACCGCGCTGTCACCGTGATTGAGGCAACCCGCGCCGGCGAGTTGCTGCAGCGGGCTTATGACGATCCGAACGACTGGCGCTGCCGCATATGCTCGCACAAGGCGAGATGTTGGGAGGCGATGTGAGTGATGCGCTCGCCCCGATCGCCGGCAAACTCGCCAAGCTCATTAGGCTCCTTGCCTCCGACAAGAACGGCGAGCTGGTCGCGGCCGTGCACGCGATCAAACGAACGCTCGAAAGCGGCGGGCTCGATATGCACGCCCTTGCAGACGGAATCGAACAATCCAACGGCAAGAAATTCAGCGAGCAGGACGCGCTCGAAATCTACCAACGCGGTGTTGAAGATGGGCGCCGTGGCGCCGAGCAACAAGCGCCGGTTAGTTTCAGTACCGTTGGTGAGCCGAGCTGGAACGATGTCGCGCGTGAATGCGAAGCCACCGCCGCGCAATTATCACCACGAGAGCAGGAATTTGTTCGCGACATGTGCAGTTGGACCGTCAACGGCGGAACGCCAACAGAGAAACAGGCGAAGTGGCTGCGCTCTATCTGGGCGCGCGTGAGGCGCCAATGAAGCCGCGCACGTATAACGGCGATCTGGCAAACCTGCCGGCAGCATTACTGCCGCTAACTGAGCACGATCATTGGGTGACCTGGATTTGGGAGCTCCGCACCAACAAGGCCGGACGAGAGAAATGGACCAAACCGCCACGGCAGGCGCTCGATCCGAGCCGAAACGCGCGCTCCAATGATCCGAGCACGTGGGGAACCTATCGCGACGCGGTTGCGGCGGTCACCGCCGGCAATGCCGACGGGATCGGCTATGTGGTCAAGGATTCCGATATCGGCGCGATCGATGTGGACCACTGTGTCGATGGCGGCACTGCCGCTCTCGTTTCCTGGGCGGAGCGGCTCCACGAGGAGGCAATCGGGACGTACCAAGAAGTGACCGTTTCCGGCGCCGGACTGCGCATTGTCGGTAAGGCGAGCGGCCCGGAGCTGCACCGAAAGTTCATCTTTGATCGCGAGACCGGTGCGGCTATCGAGCTTTACCGCAAAACCGCGCGCTACATCACGATCTCCGGAATGCAATTCGGGGAGGCACCGTCCGAGTTGCCGCCGCTTGACGAGCTTATCGACCGGCTTTTTGCGCGTCATGCCGCTCCGACGGAAGATCGTCTCGATTTCAACAACGCCGGCAA